CGAGGCGTAGCGGTAGCGATGGAAGGCGTTCTCGGATCCCTTGTGCACCGCCTTGAGATCCCTCTGGGCGGCGATGAGCGCGCGGCGCAGGCCGACGGGCGCGTCGGTCTTCGTTGGCTTGGTCACGCGCGGCCCCCTTCCGGTCGAGCGTCGAGCACCCGGAAGGTCGTTCGCGTCGCGTACCGCTCGGCGAGTTCCGGGTTGTCGGCGAGCAGTCGCTTGGTGTCCACGCCCGACCGCGACCGCTCGCGGTAGGAGACGCGCCACCCGCCGCCGGCCCCCATCTCGGCCTGCCCCAGAGCGGTGAGGAGTATCGCCTTCGCGTTGTCGAGCGCGCGATCCGCCGCCGTCGCCGACTCGCGCGCCACGATGTACGCCTCCATGATCTCGCTCGGGATGTGCGTCGCTGCGCCCGACTGCCGGGTGATGCGCGCCGCCGTGTCGAGCGTGAACGCACCCTCGGGTTGCGTGTCGCCGATGATGTGCTTCACCCACCACTCGGCGGCTCTGGCCTCGATCTCGTGGCAGTACCCATCGTCGCGCGGAACCTCGTACAGCGCAAACGATAGGTGGCTCCCGTCGAGCACGGCCACATAGGCGCGCTGCGATTCGGCACAAAGCATCTGGTGCTGAACCTGGAGCATGACGGCCTCGGGCACGGCCGAGGATCCCGGCGCGCCGTAGCCGACTGGCGAGCCGTGGCACTTCGCCTCGACGATGTCCGAGCCTCGCTCGAACCGATCGAGCATCCCGTCCACATTCGCGCGCAGAACTCCGCGCACGAATGTGCTCGACGGGGCCACGACCTTGCGGCCCAGTTGCTCGCTCGCCATCGCGAGGAGCGCAGGCTCCACGACCGAGCCGATCTTCGCGGCCTCGCTCGGGTATCCCGCTCCGAGCTCCACGCGCCCAGTCTTCTCCGCCCACACATCGACGGCGGTCTTCCAACGCGACACGCCGAAGATCGCGGCCATGTCGCTACTCCCGAGTCCGCGAGTCCTTGCCTCGCGCTGCTTGTCCGTAATCATTACGGTCTCCTGTCTCAATGCGCTCGACCTTGAGTGAACGAGGCCCGGTGCAGTCGAGCGTGCACCGTGTCTCCGTGATCTTGCCGACCACGATATCGATCGATTCCCCGCCGCACGACACGCGGATGCCTTCGCCCTCGCGCCTAACGATCACGAGCGGCAAGCGTGACCGCCCTTCGGTGGCCGGCCGCGCGGCCTGCGAGCGAATCGCGGGAAGTCCTCCTCGCGCCAGAGCAGCGTCACGGCTCGGTGCTCGGGGATGATCACGCGCTCGCGCGCCATCTGGAGCACGCGGCCGGGAGTCACGCCGAGCCGCTCGGCGACCTGGCGGGTAGTGAGAAGGTCGGTCATGGCGCGTGGTGCTCCATCGAGCAGAAGGCGCACATGGAATGGTCGCTCGGCGACGGCTTCGCGTGCACGACCTCGCGGTAGTCGCAGTACGGGCAAGTGAGCACCGTGGTCTCCTGATCTGATGAGCATTGTTTGCTTGATTCTTCTTTCATGTTCAGTCCGTGCAATCGCATGGCAAGGTGTCTTCTGTTGCTACATCGAACAAGCGGCCTTGCACCGTAACTTGATGCAGGATCGATTTGAGAGGAGGTCTATCGAACCGAAACTTCTGGCCGTACTTTTGCTCCATGTCGATCCACCATTCTGCCGATTCTGGCCTTCTGATCATTACCTCGCGGATTCGATTGATCGACTTGAGGAAGCATAGATCGCAGTTGCCGAAAAACTTCTCATCATGCGGCCAAGGAAGATCGAAGTGATTAGATCGCCAAAATGAAAGGACATCCTTCTCGGATATGCCGTCATCGGCAAGTGGCATTCGCATATCTCGATCCGTCTTCGATCTGATTCTTGATACCCGAGAAGGCTCATCGCTTCGGATGCCGACGATGCATGAGAAATCATCGAAACCAAGCGATCTCATGTATCTCTCCATCGGATCTACCTTCAGGGACTTGGTACAGAATCTCAAAGGTGGACTTGGAAGTCTCTTTTTGGATTCGATCATCTCGGCGAAATACTTCCCAGTTCGATCAGCTGTATCAAAATCAACGACTGCGAAATACGGTGCTTGCCTCCGATATTCGATCCAAGTGATAGGACACCACTCCTGTTCTACTTTGTGAACGAAGTCGAGTGTGTCCTGATGTTCCTTCCCGGTGTTCGCAAAGAGTACGAGTCCATCATCGGGAAGAGATCCACCCCATGCGTCGAGTATTCGTCGCAGTAAGAATCCACTAGTTCGTCCTCCAGAGAATGACACATAGAAAGGAGGTTGGATCTTGTATGGGTTTCGATTCATTGCTGTCTAGACTTTTTTTGAACCAAGTATTCCCATCCAAATTCTTCTGCCCATCCCTCTGGAGTTCCTTGTTCTCGCTCGGATTGCATCTCGCAGACGAGCCACCTTGCCTCGTCGCGCTGCGCCGTGATCTCGTCGAGCGCGAGGAGTGCGGCTTGAAGTTCGCTGCTGCTCATCGCCTCGCCTCCACTTCGCACGGGATCGACCTGGCCTCGCGCACGAGGGACTCCATCGAGGAGAGCAGCGTGAACGCGCGCTCCGTCCACTCGTCCCCGACCTCGCCGGGGATCGGCTCGGCCTCCTCGCGGCACTCGGCGAGGCACGCCGCGTAGCCGGCGATGTCGAGCGGGTTGTCGGCCCTCGGAGTGTGCTGCTCGCGCGCCAGTTTGTCGAGGATCATCATCGTGGCCCAGTCCGCCGGCGTAAGCGGCGCGGCGAGTTTGTGCCCGAGCACGGCGTTGATCGCGCCGACCGTGCGCGCGAAGTGCCGCGCTGGAGGCCCGTAGGAGTCGCCGCGCTCCTCGACGATGCGGAGAGCCTGGCGGAGTAGTTCGGCCTTGTTCATGTGGTGCTCCTCGTCAGAATGGGAAGTCGGCCTCGGGGATCGGCGCAGGCGCGGCCTTCGGTGCAGCATCGCGCTCGCGCGGCTCTTGGAACTTCAAGCTCATGAACTTCTTGCCGCTCGCGGATTCCTTCACCCATGCGGCGATCTCGACCTTCACCCCGTTGACCATCGCGTCGCCGCGGTAGTCCGGCGTGCGCTCGCCGGGTTGCTTCTTGTCGTTGCGGAAGAGTGCTCCGGTGTTCTCGCGTTGCTCGTAGGTCATGTGGTGCTCCTTCTGGTTAGGGGTTGTGATTCTCATAGGCGGCGATACGCTCGCCGATCCATGCCATGCAGTTGCAGGCCATCGAGTTCCCGAGTGCCTTGTACCTGGGGCCGTCTGGGCATTCCTCGGGAGGCTTCCCACGGTAGGGGATCATCGTCCAATCGTCTGGGAAACCTTGAAGTCTCTCGCACTCGCGAGGCGTGAGACGGCGGACTGTCATCGCGTCAGCTACCGCGTGCGTGTATCGCTCTCCGACATCGAACTGGTTCATCGTGTTCGCTTGTTCTGCGTGCACCCAACTCTCGTGATCGTGCACGCTCTGGGCGCGTCGAGACTTTCGGAACGGGACGGGTTCAGCGATCAGGTTGTAGCACTCGTCCCCTGCCGGCCCTCCGGTTCCTTTTGACCACTTGCTGCTGACCGTTCCAGAGCATCCTTCAGCATCGGCGGAAGTGCCTTTCCCCTTCGCTGCGCTCGCCTGCATATACCCTCGCAAGCCTTCGCGGAGAGCGAGTATCTCGGCGGGAGCGGCCCAGTCTCCAGTATCTCGCTCAATGAGGCGAGCGACAACGAAGACTCGGCGGCGGCGTTGCGGGACGGCTCGGGGCCATCGCCCCACTCGGATGTATTGAGCGTCCAGCACACGGTAAGCGAACCCATACCCGAGGTGCCCCAACGCTTGGAGGAGGGTTGCAAAGTCCCGTCCTCCGTTCGATGACAGAATGCCATGCACATTTTCCCAGACGAGGTATCGCGCGCGCAGTCGATCAGCGATCGCAAGATAGGTGAGCATGAGATTGCCTCTCGGATCGTTGAGTCCTCGTCGGAGTCCGGCGATGCTGAAACTTTGGCAGGGAGTTCCGCCCACGAGAATGTCGATTGAACCTCGATCGATGGGCCATTGCTCATGCTGCGTCATGTCTCCGAAGTTCGGAACTGTAGGGAATCGGTTCGCGAGCACCGCCGATGGAAACCTTTCGATCTCGCTGAATCCTACGGGTGTCCACCCGAGATGCTCCCAAGCTACGCTCGCGGCCTCGATGCCGCTGCACACGCTCAAGTATCGCATCGCGCGTACTCCCTTGCGACCTTGGCCGAGTAGCCGTCCGTGGCTCTCCGGCGCTTCCCAGTTGCGCCCCGTGGCCCTCCGTTGTGGATTCGTGCGATGGTGTCGATCGACCAGTCCCTCGCGTAGCGCGAGAGATACGCGATCACGACGCGCTCGGCGTAGGCCCGGTCGGTGACAGCCTCGTAGCCGCGTGCCTTGAGGCTCGGCTCGTGCTCGACGGCATCGAGCCAATACACGCGGTGTATTTGGTACGCGCCGAGCGCGCGGCCATCGTCGCCGACGGCGCGGTCGGGATCGCGCGAGCCGCCCGTTTCAACCTGGCGGAGCGCGTCGAGGATGCGGCGGGTGTCCGTGCCGGCGGGAGGCGGCACGACGAGCGCGGCGGCGAGGAGGGCGGCGATCATTCGTCCACCTCCTCAAGGATCACTAGGTCGGTGAGATCGACGATCATCGGCTCGCCCGTGATCGAGTACGCCGCGCGCACCTCGATCATCCCGGTCTCCTCGACAATCCCGTAGACATCGGCCGACGAGCGGCACGATGCGAACATATGCGCGAGAGCATCGTCGAACGCATCCGACTGCGCGTCGATGTGCTTGGGGTCGATGTGCGCGAGGATCGTGCGGGAGGCCTCGGCCTCGGCTTCGTGCGGGAGGTAACTCACGCGCGGCTCACTTCCATCGCGGCACGGCAGATCTCATCGATCCGATGCCTCGCGGCGGCGATCATCGGTGCGTGCGTGTCCACGATCGCGCGGAGCGATCCGGAGTCCCGGCGACCGTCCCGTCCGCGCTGCGTGATCGCGTCCATCTGGGCGGCGTAGACGGCCGCGTAGGCCGCGTCGGCGGCGAGGTACTGGGAACGGAGGCCGGCGCGGTCGATGGCCCGCAGAACGCCGGCACGGAGGCAGGTGAAGGTCTGGCTCACGCGCGGCCTCCATTCGCTTCGAGGCGCGCGATGATCGCGAGCACCACCCGAGTCCCGCGCCGCCACTCGGCGATCGCGGCGCGCTGCTCTTCGCCCGTCGTGGTCACGCTGATGATCCGGGCACGCTCGGCCTCGCTCGCTGCCTCGCCGGCGGTCGCCATCTCGTCGGCGGTTCCGCCGAGTGCCTCGATCTCGAAGCGCACCAGTTGTGCGCGCAGGGCGATCATGCGGTCGGTTTCGATTGTTTCGTTCACGCGCGGCCTCCGTTCATCAGCACCGCCGACTCGTTCACTTCGCCGCAAGCGATTCGCATATCGCTATTGAGGCGCACGATCTGCGAAGTCCACATCGCCACCTTGCCGGCTTCGATCGTGCCGGGGACATTGCACGCGCGGATGTTGCGGCCGTTGACGGTTTCGCAGCGACCGTGGCGGAGTTCGCGATTGATCAGTCGATTGAGGGCTTGAATCTGCTTCTTGATCTGGTTCATGGTTTCGGTTCCTTTCGTCGGGATCCATTCCCAACGCACCTATCATCGGCCAGAATCGCCGCGAGTCAATAGGATATCCAAGATATTCTATCGGCTCGCGTAAGTATCGACGGGAGCGGCACTTACGCGCGCGGAGTTATCGGAGGTGGCAACCGTTGCCACTTATCCACAAGGTTATGCGCCGCGCTTGCCGCAGCATCCGCGCTTCTTCGGCGGGTCGGTCGGCTCCGCGCCGGCGACCGTCACGGCCACCCACCTCGCCTCTGGGCACGCGCTCGACGCGAGCCGGATCTTCGCGCCGACGAAGCATCCGCAGGCCAGACACACTCCGCGATCGTGCCGCTCGCACGCGAGGCACGATTCCCATCGCGCGGTGATCGCGTCATCGGGTGCGCGGTCGCGCCCGAGCGCGGCCTTCGCCACGCCGACGGCACCGCGCGCGAGGTCGGCGAGTGTGCGCTCGCCGTCGGCATCGCTTCGCTTCCATCGATGCACTTCGCTCATGGCGTGCTCCTCGTCACGGCGACGCTCGCCGGCACACCCATAGCGATCGCCGTAGTCGCGTCGAATGTGCTCAAGGTCGAGAAGCAGGTCGTGCACCCATCGTCGGTCGTGATATACGAGGTCGATGGAGATCCGGTCGTAGTGCAGGTCGTGAACTGGGGGCCAGTCGCACCGACGGCTGGCACATCGCCGAGACCGTATCGGGTCGGCATGATGTCCACGCTAGCGAAGGTGAAGGTCGCGCGGTCGAGCGTGAAGTTGCGGAGCGCGGGTTGCGTGCTCGATGCGCTGTAAAGCCTGGAGTCCGTGCACCCGTAGTAGTGCGCCGTGACGGTCATCACGAACGATCCCGACGATCCTGGCTTCACGCTGTAGAGGCTCGTCGGTGTGGCCCACCACAACTCGTCGAAGTCCATCACTACGCGGAAGCGGATTCGTAGCTCCGACTTGCAGCAGCACGCATCAGGCGCGCACATCGCGGACGATGCTCCAGCAGCACCAGCACCGTAGCCGTAGTTGTAGATCCCTGTCGCTCCCTTTTGGCACCGATAGAAGGTGCTCGGAGTCGTGACGAGATCACACTCGCCGTCGCTGCTCATGCGATGGTAGTACCGACAATCCGCGACCGTCACGGTCGGGATCCCGTTCCCGTCGTTGGTCGAGGCCGTGAGATCGCAGTCGAATGCGCTCGAAAAACTCGCCGTAGTTCGGCGGAAGCGAATCGTCGCGGCCGACGAGTAGACCGTCCCAAGCAGATACTTCGGGTAGTTCAGCGTGCCGACGCATTGCTTCGGTGTCGGGCCGAGGAAGCCGTAAGCCTCCAACGCTTGGCTCGGGCACGATGGATCGCACGGAGTCGGCGAGCAGTCGTTCGGGACGGCCTGCCAGTAGTAGCCGATGTTGAGTCCGATGTTGTTCTCGATCGGCCACCCACACGAGCGAGTCTCGATCTCGACATCCTCGTCCTCGCGCACCGCCGATGGAATGTTTCGGAGCGGGCCGGAGGGGAATCCGGGGCAGAATCCGCAGTTGCAGAGCATCCCTTGCGAGCACTCGCCATCGTCATACGCGACGAGGTCGCCGATGCGCGTCGTGATCTGGCTCACGCGCTCCTGCGTGAGCGGCGCGCCCGCGAAGCCGCCGAACTCCACGAGATAGGTGAAGTCGCCGTAGCCCGTCGAGGCGAGCGGAGTCAGGTCGCCCGGTGCACAATCGCACGGGGTCGATCGACAGCAGCACGCCCGCGACGGGTTCAGCATCGCCTTACTTCTTCAGCCACTTGGACAGCAGGCCGAAGTGACCGACGATGAAGCCGCCGACGAGGCAGAGGCCACACGCCCAGACCGAGCCGAGGAACGATTCAACGCTTGCGAGCACCATGTGTAGATCCCTTCTTTCGATTCTTCCGAACGGGTTGAGGTGGCGCGGTGCGCCTGAAAGCCTCGTCGAAGATCCTATCGCGTTCGCGCATCTGCCACACGCGCTCGCGCGCATCGTCCCCGCCGACCTCGATGAGTTCGGCCGCGAGTTCGGCGTTGCGACGCTCCGCCGGCGTGATGAGTCCGAGCCAACCGCGCACGAACTTCCCGAGGCCCAAGTGCCACACGAGGAATGCGATGCCGGCGATCGAGAGCGCGAGGAGACCGTAGGTCACGACCTCGGCCCACCACGGCGTGATGTTCGTCGTGCCCATCAAATAGACCTGCACGGCATCGACGAGGCCGAGTATCTGCTCTTGTTCCACGATGCCCCCCTCGGCTTGCGTGCGGATCACCGGGATCGATGGCTCCGGCTTCCAGGTTTCCTCGTGGATCGTCTCGAACCGACGGCCGCTCGACCTCGCGAGCGTGCCGATCTCGTTCGAGGATCGCGCGATCTTCTCGGTGGCCGTCGAACATCCGGCGAGCACGGCGCACACGATCACGAGCGCGCGCAT